AGTGTGTAAGTTAGTTAAACAACACAACGATACGATTGACACATGGCGTGAGGAACAACTGCACATAGCCAAACTACACAAGAGCAGCAAGGTGACAGACTTGATTAACTTCTACTATCAATCTAATGATTTCAATATGTTACGTGATACAACTAAGGTAGACTACAGATACTTTCTTACGATACTACATCAGTCTATGGGTACACGTAAGTACACCACTGTTACATCCAAGGTTGCCAAGCAAGCCTACGAAGAATGGGTCAAGCGTGGTATACCATTTGCTAATCATACTGCTACTTGTGCCAGTAGGATATACAACTACGCTATACAAATGGAGTACGCCACACAAAATCCGTGGTCTAAAATCAAACGTAAGTCTGTACCTCAACGTAAGATGGTGTGGTCACACGGTGAAGTTGTCGGGTTCCTTGATAAAGCGTACAGCGACTTTGAGTACCGCAACATTGGACTCATTGTACAGATGGCATACGAGTGGTGTCAGAGGTTAGGTGACATGCGTATGTTAGAGTGGGACAACATAGACTTGACGCAAGGTAAGCTGGAGCTAGAGCAGAGTAAACGTAGGGCAGACGTTAGCCTTCCTATCTCTGACAATCTACTACACATGTTGAAGCAACAGCAGAATGACTTTGGCTTTCAGAAGTATGTTGCACCACACCCACGTCCTGTGTCTGGCAGCTACAATGCCTATGCAATGGAACGTTTGTCTAAGGTAGGTAGACGTGTCATGCGACTAGCTGGACTGCCTGAAGAGCTACGTCTTATGGACTTACGTAGAACTGGGGTGACACAGATGATAGATAAAGGTGTACCTTTACCCCAAGTTATGTCAGTTACAGGACACACACATGTGTCTTCTGTGAAACCATATATGAAACATACTTATGATTCTGCAAATAGTGCCTTGACACAAAGAAATGTAAGTGTACAATCGAGTACTTACGAGTAACATAGAAAGTTATTAATATGAATATACATGATATTATAAATGATCTATCACTTAGTAATGGTGAAAGTAAACGTATGGCTTGCCCTAGTTGTAAGACTAAGAATACTTTTACTATTACAAATGACATGGGTAATATTGTGTGGAACTGTTACAAAAATAGTTGTCCTATATCTGGGGCTACACGTACTGGACTTACTGCTGATGACATACGTAAGTCATTGGGTAGTGTTGCAGAAGAGACACACGTAGCATCTTTCTCTAAACCAGCATGGTTGGTACGTGACTACGAAAAGATCACAGGTTTTTGTGACGAGTGGGAGCTAGACCCACAAGACTTAGGACTATTGTATGACGTGAAGGAACATCGTGTGGTCTTCCCTGTTGTACACAATGGTACTACAGTAGATGCCACTGGTAGATCGTTAGGAAAGCGTATACCTAAATGGAAACGGTACGGTAATTCACACTTGCCATACTCATACGGACGTGGTAAAACTGCTGTAGTTGTTGAGGACTGCATAAGTGCTGCTGTTATAGGTGACGGTGGTGTATATGTCGGGGTCGCAGTGTTGGGTACATCATTGTCCACTGGACATAAGAAGTACTTATCGCAGTTCTCAACAGTTATAATTGCATTAGACCCTGATGCCCTACAAAAGACACTGCAATTTGCAAGAGAGATGAGAACATACGTAGACACAGTAAAGGTTATGTATCTGCGTGACGATTTAAAATACAGAAACCCTTCCGACTTACACAATCTAACAACACTAGGAGACTAACACATGGAACTATCATTGATACGTAGCCTTATGGACAAAGACTTCTACGATGAACATCGTGGAGCACGTTGTCCTGACAGACTATTCAGCAAAGATGTTCGTAAGATCAAGCAGTCTATTGATTCTGCTATGACACGTTATGAACGTACAGTTACACCAGCAGAGATTGAGGCTCTGTTTATGGCGAACAACCCTACCCTCACCACTGCACAGAAGCAAGCGTACAGCCACCTGTTTATGCAGGTAACCAAGCAAGTACCTATGGGCAGTGACGTAGCACAAGAGGTGCTATCCAAACTGTTTCAGCAGGTAGTAGGAGAAGACATAGCTAACCTTGGGTTTGATTATGTTAATGGTGACAAGTCTAGCCTTGAGCCACTACGTAATATGCTTGAGCAATACGGTGATGATTTCACACCTAACTTACGAGTTACTTGGGAAGACATTGACTTTGATACTATCATGGCACTCAATGACCTAGAGACACGATGGACATTCAACATACCTACGTTGACACGTAAGGTTGAGGGCGTCAATGCTGGTCACTTGATTGAGGTAGGTGCTAGACCTAACACAGGTAAGACATCCTTCCATGCCTCACTTGTGGCTGGACCTAATGGTTTCTGTGATCAGGGTGCAAGAGTTATCGTACTGTGTAACGAAGAAGGTTATGGACGTGTAGTAATGCGTTACATCAATGCTGTCAGTGGGTATGACATCAAGCAGCTACAAGTGCCAGAGCTTAGGAAGAAAGCAATGGAAGCATTCTTGAGGATCAAACCTAATCTCATGTTCAAAGATGCAACTAGTTGTGACATGAATTGGGTTGAGTCTGTGTGTAAATCATACAAGCCTGACATAGTTATACTAGACATGGGTGACAAGTTCTCTAGGTCTGCTGGCTATTCACGTCCTGATGAGGCACTCAAGGCTAATGCTATACATGCTAGGCAGATTGCCAAGCAGCAAGAGTGTGCCATGTTCTACATGTCTCAGCTATCTGCTGATGCAGAAGGTAAGGTTGTACTCAACCAAGCTATGATGGAAGGCAGTCGTACAGGTAAGGCAGCAGAAGCTGACCTCATGCTGATGATCTCTAAGAACCCTACTGTTGAGGGACAAGAAGAAGAAGACAACCAGCGACACATCAATGTCGTTAAGAATAAACTGTCAGGGTGGCATGGTATTGTACACACTGACCTTGAGTATAAGATAGCGAGGTATGTAGCATGACCCATGTATGTAAAATGTGTGACACAGTATTAGTGCCCGATGAAAATTGGCATAGTAGCATGATGCTAAATAAACACTATAGATGTATACCATGTCATAGGATAGTTACCAATAGTGATATGTACAAGTATAATCCAAAGCGTATGTTTGTGAATGGAAAGTATGTACCAAAGTCACATCCACTATACAAGGCAGGTAACTACAGAACGTTTGATGATGCTGCATTTAGTTCTTTAACTAACTACAACAACACTAAGTCTGGTCATGTCTATGCTATGACTAATGCAGCATGGCCTGAGTGGGTCAAGATAGGTAAGGCTGTTGATGCAGAGGACAGGCTTAGTTCGTATCAAACAAGCTCACCTATGCGTGACTACACAATGATACACTATGCCTACTCTGATGATCGTAATGTGTCAGAGAGACAAGCACATGAACAAGCAGCCAAGCTAGGCGAGAAACGTAACGAGTGGTTTAAGATCAGCAGAGAAGAAGCCATTGTAGTTATAGAACAAACCGTGGAGGAAGTAGCATGAACGTAGTATGGATACTAATATGGATGCAGTTTGTACCAGACGAAGGTATACGGTATCATCACTTGGACACATTCAATAACAAGACATTGTGTGGTGGTGCGCTAGGTAGAGCAAGGGTCTTAGTAAATGATCCATCAGAAACATTACAGTGTATTGAGATTAATCTACCATGATAACTGCAACGTATGTTGATCATATGGGTAGTGACTTGTCTGTAGTTAATGCAGCAAGAGTTAGCTTTGGTAAGAACCACACAGAGATGACAGAGGGTGACACTAGGCTTATAAAATATTTAGCCAAGCACAAACACATATCACCTTTTGGTCATTGCTTTGCCAGCTTCCATGTCAAGGCTCCTATATTTGTAGCTAGACAACTAGTGAAGCACAAGTTCCTACGTTGGAATGAGATCAGTCGTAGGTATGTTGATGATGAACCTGAGTTCTATCAGCCTGATGTGTGGCGAGGACGTAGTAAAGATAAGA